TCACTTCGTCGTCGGTCGCGTCCCATGTCTTCGCGAGATATTCGATCGGTGCCTGTCGCTTGGCGTCGAAGATGGCGCGATTGAGATCGATCTTGATCTTCTTGGCCTGATCGAGCGTGATCGGCGGGGCTTGCCCGTTCAGCGTGGTGATGAACAGGTCGAACGACGGCAGGTAGGGTATCGGATCGAGAAAGACTTCGCGCAATGCCGGACCGGTCTTGCGTTCGATGCGCCCGGCATTTTCCTGCCACTGCACCATGCGGATGGTTGGATCGATCGACGACAGATCGAGCGCGCTCAGCGAGCAGTTGTCGATGCACATATTGCCGTACTCGGGAGCGATCCAGAAGATCACGCCACGTCGCTTTCCGAGACGCGGTTGGCCCACGCCACATCGACCTCTTCGACACCGAAGACCTCGCCGCCGAAGCCCGCGGTGACGCCGCGACCCTTGCCCTGCCCGAAGTATCCGCTGCTGCCGAATGCGTACTCGGGCCCGGACGCGTTGCCGGTGGCGTAGTCGGTGATGTTGCTTCCGGCGAGAACGTCATCGAGCAGCGGCTGCAGCTCGGCGCGCTGCTTGTCGGTGACGCCGTGCGACGCCTTGTTGTGGGTCGCCTTCGGGAAGTAGCTGCCGGACAAGGTCTTGCTGATCGACTGCTTGCGCGCAGACGCACGGTTCAGGATGGTTTCCATGAACGCCTGCCGCGCCTGATCGCCCTGCCCGCCGACTTCCGCCATGGTGTAAGCGAACAGCTTGTCGCGCACGGCGGCGCTCTCCAGCTCCTTGGCCTGCTCGGCGCGAATCTGCGCGAGCGAGCTGGGCGCGGGTGATGGTGTCGGGAGAGATGATCGCACGGCGTCACGCGATCGGTTGTGCGCTCAGAGCAATGATCAGCGCGTCGCCGCCGCCGAAAGGCAATCCCGAATTGCTTCCCGGCAATACGCTGAACGTGAACCATGTGCCGTGATCGCTGACCGCATTGACCGTATAGCGTGCGACCATTTCTGCGTCGGTTTTGCGCTGGATCGTCAATTGTCGGCCAGCTTGCACCGCCGCAAGCACGTGACTGATATCGGTATTGCCGCTGGTCTTTTGCGAGATGTAGATTTCAGTGGCGTCGCCTTGCGCCGCTGTATTCCAGACAACTTTGCCGTCGCCGGGATATTCCGCCACCGTCGTCGTCACCTTGGCGGAATATTGCGCCGCAAGCACACCGTTGGATGCGGCTGGGCCGGGCGGTCCCGGCGGACCTTCCGGTCCGGCCGGTCCGCGCGGTCCTTGCGGTCCGGTGGTGACGACGTTGGTGATCACTTCGATGGTGGCCGTGGGCATCACGCTCTCCGGAGGCGTGGCGGTACCGCATCGGTCCGGGTCGGTACCGGCTCGACCCGGCTGATCCCGGCCTTGCCCCAGATCATGCCGCTGTACCACGTGCGCGGATGGCTGTCGGGCATGGTCTGTTCGAGATCCCAATAGGCGCGGCCGATGGCGGCGATGTAGCTGGTCGATTGACCGCTGAGCGAGAGATAGAGCTTGCCGTTGGCCATCTCGCTGCCGTCGATCTCGAACGTGCAGATCACCTTGCCGAGCGGAGAGGGTTTGTCGCGCACCTGCGCCAGCCACGTTCCTTCGAGCGCCATCGGTACGCTGCCGGACTGCAGGAAGGTGAACAGATAGGAGACGCCGTCGCCGCCGTAGACGGTGAAGTCCTGCTTGAGCGGAATTTGGGTCGCCGTCATTCCGGACGCATGATCTCGGGCGTCGATCGAAGCCGCGGGTGCTCGCCCTTCTGAATTACCCGCGACTCAGAGGCGCGGGAAGCGGGCCCCGCCATCGATCAGGCCGACGAATTGTAGAAGGAGAAGAATGGCGATCAGCACGCAGACCACCATGATGATGGTGCGCGCCACCTGCGCGAACGGCTGCAGCATCGGCACGTGATCGATCAGGTAGACCAGCAACCACGCGACCACGCCAAGGACGATCAGATAGATTACCAATTGTATCAGTGCCGTGATCATGGCCGTACTCCCAGCAAGATGAACAACACCAGCATGGTGAGCAACGCAGCTCCGATCAGCGTGACGATCGGCTTGAGCACCTTCATAACCGCGGCGATTTTCATCCGATCAGCGCGGCGATATCGACGCCCGCCTTGTCGGCGACCGGCACCACGCCGACCGCCATGGCGAGCGCCACCATGCCGTCGATGCGGCCGGTCGATCGCGACTTGGAGAGCTTGCGGTTGGCCTTGTCCTTGCCCTCGACCACCGAGTTCATCGCGCACATGGTCAGCACCGGGTTGTTGCCGTGTGCCAGCTCCGCATTGGCGATCAGGCTTTCCAGATCACGCAACGCGGGCGACATGCTCTGCGTTCCCTGCCCGAACTCGACCCACTGCTCTTCGAGCTTGTCCTCGACGAAGCCAGCGTGCAGCAACCACGGCTTCAGGTGCTTGTAGTTCCAGCGATCGAAGCCGATCTTTTTGACTCGATACGAGTCGCAGATTTTCCGGAGATCGTGCGCGACGTGCTCGTAACTGATCGCGCGCCCGGGCGTGGTCTTCAGAAAGCCCTGCTGGTGCCAGAGGTCGTACGGGATGTGATCGGCGCGGGCCTTGTCGGCGAGCCCGACTTCCGGAAGCCAGAACGTCGGCCACACCTGCCAGACCTTGCCGACCTTGCCGATCAAAACGAGCGCGGTGAGATCGGAGACCTCCGAGAGATCGAGCCCGGCGTAGATCGGCATGGTGTCGTCCAGCTCGACCGGCTCGGCGTCGCACAGTTTCCAGTCGGACGGGCTGACGAATTGCGCCAGCGCCTCGACCCGCTGATTGAGGACGAGGTTGCGGAATTCCGGCTCGCGCGCCCGCATGCGCTTGGCGTCGGCGGCCATCGCCAGCACTTCCTGCTCGTTCTGAAAGGTGCCGAGCGCCGGATTGCACATGCGGATGGTTTCGATCGCGAACGGGTCGGCATTGAGCGGCGCGGTATAGAGCTGGCAGAACGTGCGCGCATCGTTCCCGGCGAGCGCGTCGTCGATCAGGATGGACAAGAGATCGCCGTCGTTCGGTGCCTGCGTGGAGATCACCAGCGACAATGGATTCTCTTGCGCGCCGGTCGAGGTCTCCAGCGCTTCGTACAGCGCCGAGCGGGGTCCGCGGACCTGCCCCAGCTCGTCATGGACGATGAACACCGGCGACAGGCCGTAGGCGGTGGAGGCTTCGGCCGAGAGCGCCTTGTATTTGACGCCGACCTCCGGAACGAACAGCTCCTTGAGCGAATCGCGGATCACCACGACTTCGTTCAGCCGCGGGTTCATCCGGCACATCTTCGAGGCCAGCGAGAAGATCAGCGCCGCCTGCTCGCGCGATTGCGCCGCCGAGTAGAGCTGCGAGTTCGGCACCATGCGCGGGCCCATCAGGTGGGCCAGCAGAAGGAACGCCGAGAACGCGGTCTTGCCGTTCTTGCGCGGGATGGAAAGGATCGCCCGGCGGCAACCGCCCGGCCGGTCGTAAATCTCGACAAGCAGATCAATCTGCCAGTCCTGCAGCTTGACCTGCTGCCCCAAGAAGCGGCCTTCAGGAACGTAGCAGTAGTCCCCAATCCACTTCGCGACTTTCTCGGCTTCGCTCATGGTACGAACGGCAGCTCCGGTTTGTTGGGGAACCATTCCGCCCCGCCGATGTGTCCGGCGAGATCCCAATGCCGCATGCCCGGCCGCCACATCTCGACCCGGGTGGACGGTGGGTAACCCTGCTCGCTCAGCGCCCGGCACGCGCCGTAGAACGGCAACACCGAGCGACACAGCAGCTTGCCCGACCCGCGGAAACGGACGACGTACTCGAACAGCGGCCCGCCAGCCCGGCGATCCAGCTCGACCTCGATCTCGACTGTGTCAGGTGCGCTCACCGAGCTTCCAGCCCTTGCGGCGGCAGTAGCTGGCGACCTTCTCTCTGGTCCAACCGCGCATGTAGGCGACGATCGGCGGGGTCTCGATCACCTTGCCGTCCATGAGGACGATGCCGCAGTAGAAGTGCCCGCCGTCGATCGCGGCCAGCTCTTCGCCCGACATTGATTTGCTGATCATGATTGGCTGATCACGACGATCGGATCGCTGGTGGTCGGCGACCGGCTTCCGGCGTACCCCATCGGGCAATCCGACGCTTGGCAGTAGAAGCCGTAGTTGACGTTGTAGTCGAACTTCATCCAGCACTTGCCGCACTGGAGGCCACGCTTCGGCGGCTTGTACTCGACCAGCTCGTACTCGGGATCAGGGGAATAGGTCACTGCGTCGCCGCCCGCATTGCCTCAAGGAGCGCCCCGCCGAGACAGATCCCGGCGATGATGATCCACGCCCACGCCGACGCGGGGGTCATCGGTGGCTCGGCCTCCCGTCGCTGGATCAGGATCGCCATCGCCAGCGCCAGCCCGAAGCTCACCCCCGCGACCAAGATCAGCACGGTGAACAGCGGGGTCATCACGGTGCTGGTGAAGCCAGTCGCGGACGTGCGGCAGGGACCGGATCAGGCTGTCGGCCGCCACCCGGGCCCGCTTGCTCGTCCGCTCCCTGACCATCTCGGGCGTCGTCCAAGCCTGCCACCACACATCAGGCCACCCGGCTGGCCCACGGCCGCTCGGGAGCCTGACCGTGAACCCGGTTCTTCTCACCCGACCGGGCGGTATCCGGGGTCTGCTTGGTGATCCGCAGCTTGGTCGCCAGCGTCGCCAGCATCCCAGCCTGACCGGTCTGCAGCCGAAGCATCCGGGTCAGATGGAGAACCCGCGGCCCGGTCATCGGCTTCGACCTGAAGTCGGTTATGTAGCTGTTAACCCACCGCAAATTACACGTGACCTTCACGTAGTTTTCCAGCAACCCGTGCGTCTCCCGGGTGAACCAGTCCGAAGGCATTCGAGCCACGATCGCCCGCCATTCAGCCGCCTCTTCCGGGCTCAAACCCTCCGGAGGCTCCGGTCTCTGGCCGGGAACCACCACTGCAACCACGCCGTGTGCCGCTGAAGAGCGCTTTCCATGCTGTATGTCCACGGTATCTCCATGCCTCTAAAAGAGAATATTCTTCCGGGGGGTCGTAACCCATTGATATTGCTCAGGTGGGCGCTGCCCACTGTGAAGTGGGGTTCACATCCAAGCCATTGATTTTATTACCGAATTTCGAATTTTCAAAAGGGAACCAACTTTAGGCCGCCGCCGCGTCAAGTTTCACTTGCAACTATCAAATTTCCCACATCCCCCCCGGCCCCCAAGTACTGCTTGAGAGCCATTAGGAAGGCTGTACAGAGGCTTAGGGCTCTCCCCCCTGCCATCCCCCTCCCCCTCCAGAGTGGGCGAGCCCTTGGCCTTCCTATTGAGGAGGTATTTACGCACTCTGAGCTGTGGAAGATTTTTCTTCTCGCACTTTCGGCAGCACAACCGCCGCTGGTCTCGGCTCGATCTCGGAAGAGATGGCCTCGCACTGAGCCATGACCCTGCGACTCAACTCGCTCGCCTGCTGGATGCGAGCACTGACTTCGCTGCCGAATGTGCGGAAGTTCTGGCTGGTTGCTTTGACCATGCTTCTGGTCTCGTTGAGGATCTGGTCGAGCTGCTGCATCTGGTCGTGCAACGCCTCCAGCTCGGAGCGTGCAGCGTTGGACATGTCGTGGACTGCGTCCTCGACTGCAGTGATCAGGGTATCGATCTTGTCTGCGCTGTTGGTTGCTTCCTGCATTGCGGCGTTGGCAGCAAGCGCACCTAGACGCTCACGATCCTTTGGTGGGGCGAAGGCTTCTGGTCCCTCCGGTACCCCAAGGGCCCTTTCCACCCCACGCAGGAAGGCGGGATCGAGCAGCTTGGGATCAGGGCGATCGATGGGTACCTGTTGTCGCTTCCTTCCCAGCGGAACGATATCGAGTGCCATGGTTCGCCTCTCACGGTTTCCTGTGAAACAGTGACCCTATCAAGGTCACCTTTCTACTTTCCGCCGGGATTGAGGCTCTGGCAAGGCCCTGTTGAAAGCTGCTTTCGGCGAGCTTGCGGAGCTTGAGCCGACGACGGGCTTTCTTGGAGCGCTCGACCAGCACCTTGAGCGGTAGGCGAGCACGCATGGACCCCTCGGAAAGGGTTGCGGCCCGGCACCCGGGCAGGGCGTCGAGCCGCGTTCTCGTCGAGTGTCTTCCCGTGACGAAGGCTGTACGCTCGAAACTGGCGAGAGGCAAGGACGGCTTTCGGATATCCACCGCCCAGCAAGCCAGCCGTGACCGCCCATGCGCTGAAACCATCCGAGCGCTACCCAATCCCATCCGGATCGAAAAAACGCATCAGCGGGGCTCCTAGGGCCTTAGCCTCGTCCCGGTGCCGATAGCACGGGTGCTGGGGATCGACCGGCATTCCGTCCGGGCCGATCGCGGTGGAGTACCCGCGGATCTCGACCGTCCGCTTGAGCCCGTCATGGCAGGCTTTGCACAGCGACTGCAGGTCGCCCAGCCGAAACTTGTTGATATCACCATGGTGGGGCTCGACGTGATCGGCGACCGTTGCGGGCTCGACCTTTCCGCGTTCGAGGCAGATCCGGCACAGCGGGTGTTCGTGCAACTGGAACGCACGCCGCTTCCGCCAGCCAGCGCTGGAGTACCAATCCTTCCAATGGACCCATGGGATCGTGGGCATGTTCGGGAGGAAAGGAAGACCGCGGGACGGTGCAGTGGAACGAGAGGGGGGCTCTACGTTTTCGCCCCGCGGTCAACGCGCTGCGAGGTCGGGAATCCCGGCTGTACACGGAATCCCCCTACGAAACCGCAGCTTACGGTCGGCGCTTGTAGCGTAAGTTCCGCTATCGTGCAAGATGTTGTACCTCTTCGAGGTCATTGTCGTCGAATTCGACCGCGACAGCCCGGCCGAGCATGTTCAGCAAGACGCGCTCGCGCTGCTTGGAGGTCATCCCGTCATAAATTCCGGTCCGATCGCGGAACAGGCCGCGTTTGATCCGCACCTGCTGGCCCTGTTTCCAGCGCTTGGGTAGTCGGATCAGACCGTCATCGCCTTCCCGATGGCGGATCTCGGTGATGATCTTGTCGGAAAGTCTTGCAGGTTCATCGCCGTTGCGAAGCAGACGGACGACACCGATGGTCCAGCCGATCTGGTACCAAGCGCCTTCGATCCGGACGAACAGATAGTTCGGAAACAGCGGGATCGTCCGCTTGATGGTGGTTGTGATCAACGGCAGGTAGGTCTCGAAGCCGCCGCGATCGAGCCATCCGCTGGCGACGCGTTCTCGGCGCGGTTCGGTTTCGACGACAGACCAGTACGCGGTCACTGGATCGAAGCCCAAGGATCTTTCTTGGCGAGGTTGACGGTGACGAGATCGCAGACGAGCCCGACGTGCTGCTCCAGCGCTTCTCGCCGGACTTCCGGATGATGGCCGATCAACCACATGCTCAGCAGCTCAGCAAGGACGATCGACTGGATCTCCGGACCGTGCCCGTGAAGCATCGGGGCGATCATGGTGGCGATGGCTTCGGAGCGGCGGACAATCTCGACCCTTTCGTCCATCTTCCGGATCTCCAGTTATCTCCGGCTTGGGAGACCTCCAGTCGCCTCCAGTGTCCCCCTCTATGTGTTCTT